AACTGGTGGAAACATATTAACAGCTGGATTAATTTCAGCAACTGGTACTATTACATCAGCAGCAAACGTAGTTGGTGGTAATATTACAACTGCTGGTCTTGTGACAGCCACTGGTAATGTAACTGGTGGAAACATCTTAACTGCTGGATTAATTTCAGCAACTGGTAATATTACTGGTAACTTTATACTAGGTAATGGTTCACAATTAACTGGTATTATTACAAGTGTATCTAACGTAACTAACGGCAACAGTAACGTTAACATTTCGGCTGCTGCTGCTAACGTAACTATATCGGTAAATGGTATTAGTAACATTGCTGTGTTTTCTTCAACCGGCCTCAGCGTACTCGGCAACGTTTCTGCTAATGGTAACGTAGTCAGTGGTAACGTATCAACGGTTGGTCTAATAACTGCTACTGGTAACATAACTGCTGGAAATATTTTAACAGCAGGATTAATTTCAGCAACAGGAACAGCAGCAACCGGCGTTAACGCAGCACAGTTTGGTGTACCAAACGTAGCATTACACGCAACATCAGTAATTACATCAGCGGGCAATAGTAATCAAAGTTCGCAGCTTGCGTTCCAAAACTTCAGTGCATTATCAAATGCATCTGCTGATATTGCTGTTTATAACAATTTAGGCACAGATAGCTCATACTTTATTGACATGGGTATTGTGTCAAGTACATATAACGGCACCGCAGCTGGTGCTAATGTGTTTAATCCTAATGATGGATACTTATATGTAGCTGGTAACTCGATTACTGGTCCAGTTGGTTCAGGTGCTAATATCGGTAACTTAATATTAGGTGCTACAAATGGTCAAGTTATTGTTTGGCTAGGCAATACAAGTACAGCAAACATTGTTACTGTGACAAGTAACACAGGACTTGCGGTAACAGGTGTCGTAAGTGCTAGTGGTAACGTAACAGGTGGAAACATTGTTTCATCCGGTATTATCAGTACATCAGGTAACATTTATGGCGGCGGTATTCGTTCAACATCAAGTGGTACTGCTCCAAGTAGTCCAAGTGTTGGTGATTTCTGGTATAACACTACTACAAACGTACAGTATCGTTATACATTTGACGGCACAAGTTATTACTGGATTGATGATTTCGGTGCCTCAGCTGGCATGAACGGCACATTTAATGCTATTACAAACGGTACAAGTAACGCAACAGTAGCGGCTAACGGTAATATTACTATTACTATAGGTAACACTGCGATAGCGGCATTTACAACAGATGGTCTTACTAACTTACAAGCTAACGGTGTAGGTAATATTGGTAATTCTACAACATACTTTAACACGGTATTTGCTAAGGCAACTTCAGCTGTATACGCTGACTTGGCTGAAACTTATACAGCTGATAATAGTTATGCTCCGGGTACATTGGTTATATTTGGTGGTGCCGATGAAATTACAGCCTCAACTATATCACATGATACTAGAGTAGCCGGTGTTATTTCGACAGCTCCGGCTTATTTAATGAACTCAGGCGCAGTTGGTTTACCAGTAGCGTTAACAGGTCGTGTTCCATGTAGTGTAGTGGGCACGATTCGTAAGGGTGATAGATTAGTTGCTAGTGAGATAAAAGGTGTAGCCACTGTGTTGGATGCTACTAAATACTTGCCTGGATGTATTATAGGTAAAGCTCTAGCTGATTATGATTCAAATTCAACAGGAGTGATTGAAGTAGCTGTCGGAAGGTATTAAATGGCATTTCCCGTATCGCCCACTGATGGGCAAACCGCAACCGTAAACAACATTGTTTATACGTACTCGTCTAGTAATAATACATGGACGAGGTCCGCAACGGGGTTTGTCAATCTGGGCGCATCGGGAAATATATCCGCCATTGGAAATATCTACGGTAACTATATTGTCGGTAATATTTCCGGCAGCATAGTAGCAAATACAGCCGTAACTGTAACTGGCAATGCTCAGCCAAATATTACCAGTGTTGGTACACTGACAAGTGTAACATCAAGTGGATTAATCAGTACAACTGGTAATATTTCTGGCAGTTATGTATTCGGTAATGGTAGCCAATTAGTTAATGTTGTTGCCAACACAATAAACACAACGTTCAATGGTTCAGCAAACACATTTTATGTAGATTTTGTTGCGAACAATGGCGGGAATGCTCAGGCAATTTGGAATTCACCGTTTTTAACTTATGTTCCAATTAGTGGAATCTTAGGTGCTTCGTCGTTTACCGCGACTGGCAATGTAAATGGTGCTAATATTTTATCAGGTGGTTTATTAACTGCTACTGGTAATATTTTAGGTGGCAATATATTAACAGCCGGTATTATGAGTAGTACCGGCAACGCTATACATGGAAATATTTTAACGGCTGGATTAATTTCAGCTACGAGTACAATTACATCAGCAGCAAACGTTGCTGGTGGTAACATTTTAACTGTTGGATTAATTTCAGCAACTGGTAATGTAACTGGTGGTAATATTCTAACAGCTGGATTAATTTCAGCAACGAGCACCATTACAAGTGCTGCTAATATCACAGGCGGCAATTTATTAACGGCTGGATTAATTAGTTCAACTGGAAATATAACAGCAAACTATCACATTGGTAATGGGTCTACATTAACATCATTAACCGGTGGTAACGTAACCGGTACTGTGGCAAATGCAACATATGCGGTATCAGCAGGTAGCGCAGTTGGTACCGCTGCTACAATTACTACAAACGCACAGCCAAATATTACTTCGGTTGGTACATTAACGAGTTTAACATCAAGCGGATTAATCAGTACAACTGGAAACGTAACTGGTAACTTTATACTTGGCAATGGATCACAACTTACTGGCATTATTACTTCAGTTTCAAACGTGATAAATGGCAACAGTAATGTTAATATTTCTGCGGCTGCTGCCAATGTAACTATATCAGTAAGCGGCGTAGGTAACGTGGCAGTATTTGCTCCAACCGGAGAATACGTAACTGGATTAGTTTCAGCAAGCGGTAATATTATTGGTGGTAACTTATTAACAGCAGGGTTAATTAGTGCCACTAGCACTATTACCAGTTCGGCAAATATTACAGGTGGTAATTTATTAACTGCTGGCTTAATTTCGGCTACTTCAACAATTACATCAGCCTCTAACGTAACTGGTGGCAATATCACTACTGCTGGATTAATAACAGCAACAGGTAATGTAACCGGTGGTAATTTATTAACAGCAGGGTTAATTAGCAGTACTGGTAATTTATTAACTAACGCTAATTTAAGTGTAAGCGGAAACGCTACTATTGTTGGTAGTTTAAATGTTCAAGGTAATGTAACATTTATTGGTAGTAATGTAATTACTACGAACGATTTATATATTCAGTTAGCAAATAATCAAAACACATACGCTAACGTTAACACCGCAGGGTTGGCAGTTGGCCCAGTTGGTAATGTTTTAACCTATTGGCAATATCTAAACTCATCAAACGCATGGAGTACCAATGTAGGTATTAGTGCTACTGCTAACGTGACAAGTGGAAACTTGGTTACAGCTGGGTTAATAACTGCCACAGGTAACATAACAGGCAATTATTTTATTGGTAACGGAGTTACTCTGGCATCATTAACAGGTGCCAATGTAACCGGTACTGTAGCAAACGCCACTTATGCTTTAAGTGCTGGTAGTGCTGTTGGAACAGCGGCAACGGTTACAACAAACGCTCAACCAAATATTACTTCAGTCGGCACGTTGACTAGTCTAACATCTTCTGGATTAGTTAGTACTACTGGTAATATAGTTGGTGCCAATATTTTAACGGCTGGATTAATATCAGCCACAAGTACTATTACCAGTGCTGCTAATATTACTGGCGGTAATATTTTAACAGCTGGGTTAATTTCGGCCACAAGTACAATTACATCAGCAGCCAACGTAGTTGGCGGCAATATTACAACAGCTGGACTAATAACTGCTACTGGTAACGTAACTGGCGGTAATATTCTAACAGCTGGACTGATTAGTGCGACAAGTACAATTACTTCAGCAGCAAATATTACAGGTGGAAACATCTTAACAGCCGGTTTAATTAGTGCTGGTGGTAATTTAACAGCTCCAAATATAACTATTTCTGGGTCAGCTAATATAGCTACTTTTATAGGCAACGTGTTCTTTGGATCCATTCCAGCAAACTCCACCTATTATACTGTCGCCCCATTAAATCTTAATAACAGTTTGGCAGCAGCTACCAAAGTTCAATTAAATCTAATTAATACAGGTGGTGGAGCCAACGCTGGGTCAGCAATTGATTTTTATACATATCTACTTTCAGTGGCTGCTGCCAATGCTGAAGCTAGAATAGCAGCAATTGATAACGGCAGTTATTCAGCTTGGATTAGTCTACAGACAAAAACATCAGGTAGTGTTGGAGCAAATGGATTAGTTGAAAGAGTTCGAATTGATGATACGGTTGGACTTTCAGCACTAGGTAACGTAACCGGCAGCAACATATTAACAGCTGGATTGATATCAGCCACAAGTACAATTACATCAGCAGCAAATATTACAGGTGGAAACATCTTAACTGCCGGTTTAATGAGCAGTACTGGTAATGCGATACACGGAAATATATTAACAGCCGGATTAATTTCAGCAACTTCAACAATTACTTCAGCTGCGAACATAGTTGGTGGCAATATCACAACTGTTGGGTTAGTGACTGCGACAGGTAACGTAACTGGCGGTAACATATTAACTGCCGGTATTATGTCAAGTACTGGCAACGCAATACACGGAAATATTTTAACAGCTGGATTAATTTCAGTCACGGCAAATATTACAGCCAGTTATTTTGTTGGTAACGGTTCGTTATTAACGGGTATATCAGGCGGTGGCGGCGGTGGAGCAAACATAGCTAACGGTACCAGTAACGTAAATATCGCAACAAGCGGCGGCAATGTAACTGTTGGTGTTGGTGGAACAGCCGCAGTGGCGACATTTGCCACTACGGGAGAATATGTAACAGGTGTTATAAGTGCGTCAGGCGCAGTAACCGCACTAAGTTTTACTGGTGCTGGTACTGGATTAACTGGCACAGCATCATCACTAACAGTCGGCACAGCCACTACAGCCACTACAGCTGGTACTGTAACGACAGCAGCCCAACCAAATATCACTTCAGTTGGTACATTAACCATCTTATCAGTATCGGGAAATATAACCGGCGGCAACATAGTGAGTGCGCCTGTTTTGGCAGCAACAAACGGAATTTTAGTTAACAGTAGTAATGTAACAGCTAATTATACTATAGCAGCTGGTACAAATGGATTTAGTGTGGGTCCAATTACCACTGCCAACAACGTTTCTGTCACAGTTACAGCTGGGCAGCGTTGGGTAATTATTTAGGAATGTTATGAGTAGTATATCAGCTGGAACTGCTACAGGAAATTCGTTAGTTCGTACTGCGGATCTTACTGGCAATTTAGTATTAATTGCTGCTAGTGGAATAGTTGATGCTGGTGGTGCCGGAACTAATACAGGAGCAGTGATGCTGCCATCTGGTACTACCGCGCAACGTCCTGCTATAGCATCGGCTGGCATGATTAGATTTAACACAACATTGGCAGCAACAGAATTTTATAACGGCACAACATGGATAAGCATTTAGGAATTATAACATGAGTACTATCAGCGCAGGAACTACAACTACTACTTCTCTAGTACAAACTGGAGATACTACTGGTAATTTAGTGTTGACTGCCGTTTCTGGTATTGTTGATGCTAGTGGCGGAGCTACAAACACGGGTGCGATGATGTTGCCAGTTGGAAATACCGCACAACGTCCTACTGCTGCTAATGGAATGCTGCGTTTTAATTCAACTACGTTGGTTGCTGAGTATTACAACGGTACGGCTTGGGTTACTCCGGGCGTGTATGGTGTTGATTATTTAATTATTGCTGGTGGTGGTTCAGGTGGTATTGATTCTACCTTTTCAAACGTAGCCGCAGGGGGTGGCGGTGCGGGTGGTATGTTGGTTAGTAATGTTTTAACTCCTGTCACCCCGGGAACTGCATACACAATCACAATTGGTGCGGGCGCAGCAGCAGTTACAGGCACTGGGGCTGTTGTAGGTAACGTAGGAAATAATACAACGGCGTTTGGCTTAACTGCTTTTGGTGGCGGTTATGGCGGCTCATATGGTTCTAGTGGTGGAACTAGCGGTGGACCGGGCGGAAGTGGAGGTGGTGGCGCTTCAACTAATACGCAACCAAGTTTTGGTGCGGGGACATTAGGCAGCGTTGGTGTACCTGTTCAAGGTCGCAATGGCGGTAATGGTGGTAGCTCTGGGCCAAGTGCTGGCGGCGGCGGAGCGGGTGCTGTGGGTATTGATGGAAATACAGGAACTTCTACCACCGGTGCAGGCGGCGCTGGTTTGGCAAACTCATATTCAGGTGCGTCCGTCACTTATGCGGGTGGCGGCGGAGGCGGTGGTGGATCACTTGGCAGCAATGTAGGTGGGGCGGGTGGAGCAGGGGGAGGCGGAGCGGGCGGCAATGTAAATGCCAACGGCGTTGCCGGAACAGCCAATACAGGTGGTGGAGGCGGTGGAGCAGGATCATCAACTGCGTCACTTTCTCTTACTTCAGGCGCAGGTGGCTCAGGCATTGTAATTATTCGTTATTTGTCCAGTTTCCAACGTGCAACAGGCGGCACAGTAACGACTAGCGGCGGTTACTACATCCACACCTTTACAACCTCTGGTACTTTCACGGCGTAAATCATGGCTCTCGAAATCCAAAACGTAGACTATTTACAATACCCTGCTGGTACAACAGCTCAACGCCCGACACCAGTGGCGGGAATGATGCGCTTTAATTCAACGACTGGTTTGCTTGAGTATTACAATGGTACGACATGGGCAGTAATGGGCGGTGCGACTTACATAGCAACTTATCTTGTTGTTGCTGCTGGGGGTGGCGGTGGTACTTATAACCCCGGCTCATACGGCGGCGGCAACGGTGGCTCAGGCGTTGTAGTTATTTCTATACCAACGGCAAGATATTCAGGGACAACTACAGGCTCGCCAACTGTTACGATATCGGGAACAAATAAAATCTTGACATTTACTGCTTCTGGCAGTTACACCGCATAACAATAGTAAATAAAAGATAAGGAGATTTAAATGGGACATTATGCCAAAGTAGTAGATTCAAAAGTAACACAAGTTATTGTAGCAGAAGAAGATTTTTTCCAAACATTTGTGGATTCAAGTCCGGGTGCGTGGATTAAAACTAGTTATAACACACGTGGTAACGTACATTATATACCAAATACAAACGAACCTAGCGGGCAACCAGCAGTACGTGGTAATTATGCTGGAATTGGATATACATACGATTCAGTAAATGACGTATTTTATGCACCAAAACCCTATCCAAGCTGGACATTAAATAAATCAGCATGGACATGGGAACCTCCTGTAGCATATCCCACTGATGGTAAATTATATCGCTGGGATGAAGCAACTACAGCGTGGGTTGAGATTACAGCACCTTAAGGAATAATTATGCCAGTCATTATAGACGGAACAAATGGAATTACGTCGCCTGTAGTAAACAGTACTAATGGTATTTCACTGAATAATAGTAATATATCAGCAAATTTTACTGTATCAGCTGGTAATAATGCGATTAGCGTGGGACCAGTGACATTAAATGCCAACGTAGTTGTTACAGTAGTCTCTGGTCAAAAGTGGGTGGTACTATGAGTAGCGTAGTTATTTCAGGCGATAGTAGTGGCACAGTAACAATTGCCGCACCTGCTGTTGCTGGAAGTGGAACTCAAACATTACAAGCTGGTTCAGGAACTGTAGCTTTAGATAATACATTTGGATTTAAAAATCGTTTAATTAATGGCGGTTTTAGAGTAGATCAACGTAATAATGGCGCTAGTCAGACTATTACAGCGGCAGCAGCATTAGCATATACAGTGGATCGCTGGTATGCGTATTGTACAGGTGCCAACGTAACAGGCCAACGTGTTGCTGGCACTGGCAGTAATCAATATAACTATCAATTTACAGGCGCAGCCAGTGTTACAGGTATTAACTTTGCTCAACGTATAGAAACACTGAACAGTTACGATTTAAACGGACAAAACGTTAAGCTAAGTGTGTACATGAGCAATAGTTTATTAACTTCTGTTACATGGACTGCTTATTATGCTAATACTAGTGATACATTTGGCACTTTAGCATCTCCTACTGTCACACAAATTGCCACAGGAACATTTACTGTTAGTAGTACGTATAGTCAATATTCTGCCACAATCGCAATTCCAGCAGCAGCAACTACAGGGATACAAATTGTGTTTTCAGTAGGAGCACAAACATCTGGCACTTGGGCAATTGGTTATCCACAGTTAGAATTAGGTACTACAGCAACAAGTTTTGATATACGTAATCACACTAGTGAGTTAACTATGTGTCAACGATATTATTCAAAATTAGGTGGTACAGGTGCTAGTGGTTACATGGCAATTGGTTCTGGAATTGGCAGATCGGGTACTTCATTTGCCGGATACATAAAATTTCCAATCACAATGCGTTCTGCGCCAACAATATCTTATTCCGGATTAATGGCAGCAGAATATAGTGGTGATAACTGGGTAAATTTTAGTTCTATTGGCAGTACTTACGGGGGATTAGATGCAACAATGATACAAGTTAACGTTGCGTCATCTGTATTAAGTGCCGGCATGGCAATATTAATAACACAAAATGCCGATGGAACTGCCTTTATTGCTATGACATCGGAGCTGTAAATGTACAAAGAAACAATAGGAATAAATGGTAGACCAGCAGAAAGTGTTATTCGCATCTCAGATGAAGCTTGTATACCTTTTGATATTGCAAACACAGATTATCAAGAATATCTAGTTTGGATAGCAGAAGGCAATACGCCAGAACCAGCGGGATCATAACATGACCACAAATATCAGAGCCAGTTCGTCGTCAGGTGGTGGGTTAATAATAACCAGTGATGCTACGGGTAATTTAGGATTACAAGCCGATGGTGGCGTGGTTGATATGAGTAGCAACACAGGCGCTCTTAATTTACCATCTGGCACAACAGCTCAACGTCCTGCTGCTCCTGTAATTGGTGCTATGCGTTGGAACAGTACAACCGCCAATCAGGAAATTTACATTGGCAACAGCGCATGGGCAGTTATAGCAGGCGGTACTTATACAGTTAATTACCTTGTGGTTGCGGGGGGCGGCGGTTCTGGATATGTGTGGGGCGGCGGTGGAGGCGGGGGCGGTGTTTTAGCAACATCGGCAAATTTATCTGCGGGAACTGCTTACACAATTACGGTTGGTGCTGGTGGTGCAACTTCTGCTTCAATATCTTTAACAGGTACAAATGGTAGTAATTCTGTTATATCTACAATTGCCACAGCAATAGGCGGCGGCGGCGGCGGCACTTATAGTGGCGCAAATACTGGCGCAGCAGGAGGCTCAGGTGGTGGTGCATCTGGCAGTTCTAATTTTACTGGTGCGGCAGGAACATCTGGGCAAGGAAATGCAGGCGGTTCGACTGTTGCCGTTTCTAATAATGTAGGCGCAGGAGGCGGCGGTGGCGGGGCTGTTGGTGGAAATGCAAGCGGAACTTCAGCTGGAAATGGCGGAGTAGGTTCATCTTCTACAATTTCTGGGTCAACTGTTTTCTATGCTGGTGGTGGCGGTGGGGGCGCACAAGCTGGAACTCATGGCACAGGTGGAAATGGCGGTGGCGGTGCTGGTGGGGCGTCTGGAACGACAGGCACAATCAATACTGGCGGCGGCGGTGGCGGAAGTTTATCTTCAGGTGCTGGTGGTAATGGAGGTTCAGGCATCGTAATCATCAGCTACTTAGGCTCACAGCGTGGCACAGGCGGTACGGTTACATCTTCGGGTGGCTACACAATCCATACCTTTACATCATCTGGCACATATACCGGTTAAGGACAGCACATGACTTCATCATTGCGGGCAAGTACTACTGGGTCAGGCGGATTCATTGGCACGTCAGACGCATCAGGTACACTGGGTGTAATAGCAGATGCAGGTATCGTTGACGCAAGTACCACAATTAGCGCAATGAATATGCCAGTTGGGACAACAGCACAACGTCCTGTAAGTCCCGCAACAGGCGCATCCCGTTATAACACAACATTAGCACAATATGAAGTTTATAATGGCACAAGTTGGGTTACAGGTTTTCAAAACATCACAGCATCATATCTAGTAGTAGCAGGCGGTGGCGGTGGCGGCGGCTACAATGGCGGTGGTGGTGGGGGTGCAGGTGGTATGATTACAGGATCAACACCATTGGCTACTAACGTAAACTATGTAGTAACTGTGGGAGCAGGCGGAACTGCTGGAACGAATGGCGTAAACGCAGGAGTAGGCGGCAATTCAGCCATTACAAATTTATCAGTGACTAGTTTAGGCGGTGGCTACGGTTGTAGCGGTGGCCCTACTACTAATAATGGTGGGCCAGGTGGATCAGGTGGCGGTGGTTCAGGTAATAATAATGGCACAGGCGGGGCAGGTACTTATGGACAGGGTAATCCCGGCGGAACTGGTATTAATAGTACTTACTATTCAGGTGGCGGCGGCGGCGGTGCTGGCGCAGTAGGCGGAACTGGAACTGCCAATTCGTCTGGCGGTGCTGGTGGGGTTGGATTAGCTAATTCAATTACTGGAACAAGCACATATTACGCAGGTGGTGGCGGTGGCGCATTTAACAATGGTGCTGGTGCTGCTGGTGGATTGGGTGGTGGCGGAACTGGTGGCGGAACTGGTGCTGCTGCTGTAGCAGGTACAACAAACACCGGCGGTGGTGGTGGCGGTGGTTCTACTGCTACCTATCCAAATGGTGCTGCGGGCGGATCAGGAGTAACAATCTTAAGTTATTCTGGATTACAACAGTTTAATAGTCCTGTGGCGACTTATAACTACACTGGCGGATATAGTGTTCACACATTTCCTACATCTGGCACTCTTACATATAGCCCAACAAAATTATTATACAATTCATTACGATTTCGGGCAAGCAATAGTGCGTATCTAAGTCGTACAAACGCATCAGCAGTCACTAATAACGCAGTTTGGACTTGGAGTGCGTGGGTTAAGATAGGCTATTGGTCTAGTGGTAATGCTGCTATTTTATTTGGCAATGGTGTAGCAGGCGGCGCTAATGAAAGTTCAATTAAATTTGTTAATAATCAACTAAACGTTATTAACTATGTTAGTAGTTCAGTTAAGTGTAGATATATTACTAATGCTATATACGTTGATCCATCAGCTTGGTATCACATTGTAGTATCAAGTAATAGCTTAACCGGATTAAAAATTTATATAAATGATGTACAGGTTACGTCATTTGCCACTGCGGTTGCACCCGATGCATCAGCATGGGCATTAAACACAGCGGCAACAGCAACTAACATGGGCTATCTTACCAGTGCAAATTATTTTGATGGTTACATAGCTGAAGTTAATTTTGTAGACGGACAAGCATTAACTTCAAAATCATTTGGTGCGTACAATGTTACTACTGGCGTATGGCAACCTATCGCTTATACAGGAACATACGGGTTAAATGGTTTTTATACTCCATTTAATGATAATTCTAGTGTAACAGCTTTAGGACTTGACTATAGCGGCAATCGTAATAACTGGACACCTAATAATTTTAGTCTAACTGCTGGTTCAACTTATGATTATATGTTGGATTCTCCGACATTAACGAGTGCTACAGTTGGTAATTATTGTGTAATGAATCCTTTAGATAATCGTGGATATACAACTATGGGATTTTCCAACGCAAATTTAACAGTTAGTAATACCGGCGCTGGTGGTACATCATACTATCCAACCATTTTTCCAACTACGGGCAGTTATTATTTTGAAGCAACAGTTGGTACGGTTACTGGAAATGCGTTTGCAATTTATTTTTACGGAGGTACTGGCGGAGGTTATTATAGTAATGGCACAAAAGATTACACAACTGCGTATGGAGCAACCTACACTAACGGTGATGTAATTGGCGTGGCTTATAATTTATCAGCAGGTAATATAACTTTTTATAAAAATAATGTATCACAAGGAACGCAAACGTTTGCTCTTAATGGTATTTTTAGTCTTGCAATCACAAATTCTGGTGATAAATGGAATATTAATTTTGGACAGCAACCATTTTCCTACACTCCTCCTTCTGGTTACGTGCGATTAAACACTTACAACTTACCAACTCCCACAATAATTCAATCTAATAAGTATTTTGATATTAACTTGTGGACTGGAAATGCCACAGCTAGATCTTTATTGAACAACGCAGGTTTTCAAAGTGATTTTGGATGGATTAAAAGTAGAAGTAATGCGTTAAACAGCGGTTTGATAGATTCAGTGAGAGGTACATCAAAATTGCTTATTTCAAATGCCACCAACGCTGAACAAACGCTTACTGATGAATTAACATCATTTAATACTAATGGATTTAGTTTAGGAGCATCGGCTAATGGATACACTAATTTCAATACTTACACTTACGTTGGTTGGTTTTGGCAAGCAGGACAAGGAGTAACATCAACTAATACTAGTGGTACCATTACCAGCACAGTTAGTGTGAATGCTACTGCCGGATTCAGTATTGCCACATTTACTGCAAACGGTACAGCGGGTGCTACTATTGGGCATGGACTAGGTGTTGCCCCTGCTTTTTATATGATCAAATGCCGATCAAATGCTCCCACAGATTGGATGAATTATAGTCAGGCATTGGGTACTGGTTTTATGTATCTGTCATTAACCAATGCTTATAACTCTGCTAATAATTTAACAAATGGAGTAGCACCCACTTCTTCTGTAATTACTCTTGGCAATAGTAGTAACTTTAATGTTAATGGATACACTAATGTCGTTTACTCGTGGGCTCCGGTAGCTGGTTATTCAGCATTTGGATCGTACACTGGAAATGGAAGCACCTTAGGTCCATTTGTTAATACTGGATTTAGAGTTAGGTATGTGTTGATTAAATGTTCAACTGCTGTGGGCGATTGGTATATTTTTGATAATGCTAGAGGCATAAATGGCGCAATACTTGGATTGATTACAGATAACAATCAAATAGAGACAAACTATACATCAGCGGTTAACTTACTATCAAATGGATTTAGTATTGGTAGAACAGATGCAGCATGGAACTCAAGTGGAGCAACTTATATATACGCTGCATTTGCTGACAATCCATTTAAATACGGGTTAGCCCAATAATAAATACAATAAGGAAATAATATGACTGTAATAGTAGACGGAACTAATAGTGTAATACCAGCAAGTTGGACCACTGCTGGTCGCCCTTCCGCACCTATTGTCGGGCAATTGGGGTGGAATACTACTTTGGCAGTGATGGAAGTTTATATTGGATCAAATAATTGGCAAACTATTGCGTCAACTACGTATTTGATTGATTACATTGTTGTGGCAGGTGGAGGAGGCGGGGGATCTGGTACTGGTGGAGGCGGTGGTGCAGGTGGAGTAATTACTGGATCATCACTATCAGTGAGTTCGGGAACAAATTATATCATCACTATTGGCGCAGGCGGCTCAGCGGTAGTCTTTCCAGCAGCTTCAAATAATGGATCTAATAGCACCGCATTCACTGTTACTGCAATTGGCGGCGGAGCAGGAGGTGGAGTAAACACTAATGGCGTTACTAATAACCCAGGATCTGGTGGATCAGGTGGAGGTCAAGCGTCTTACAGTACTGGCACTACCGGCGGTCCTGGTTCCGGAACTACAGGGCAAGGTAACGCTGGTGGATCTAGCACCGGCACTAATGGCGGTGGTGGAGGTGGTGGAGCAGGCGCAGTTGGCACATCAAACGCAGGGGGAGCAACTGGTGGAATAGGAATACTATGGTCAAATAGTACATATTATGCCGGCGGGGGTTCTGGTAGTTATGGTGGTACTGCTGTTAGCGGAAGTCTAGGAGGCGGAGGTGCCTGTTTAGGCGGGTCTGGTGGGGCAAATGGTACAGCAAACACGGGCGGGGGTGGTGGAGCAAATTGGACATATACTGTTGGCGCACAAGCAGGAGGCGGTGGGTCTGGAGTAGTTATTGTTCGATATCAAGGCTCAGTAGCTAGAGCCACAGGCGGCGCAGTCACTATTACTGGTGGGTATGTTTACCATACTTTTACTTTATCCGGAACTTTTATATCATAACATACATTGCAGTAGAATAATTGAATAAATTTTTTATACTTGATACCAACTAAATACTAGTATGGCATCAAGTATAAACGTACAAGCAGACGCAACAGTAGGCACTCTTACCAAATCAGGAGATGCCACTGGCAATCTCACGCTTCAAACAAATGGTAACACAGCATTAACAATTAACACAAGTCAAAACATAATATTCAACGGAACTGGCGCATTTACCGTTCCTGTGGGTAATACAGCACAACGGCCAAATCCTCTGGTAAACGGCATGATTAGATACAATACAGCATATACTGCGGTAGAGGGATATGTAAATGATACATGGGTAGGTGTAGCGGGAACAGTGCCGGTATTTGCGGTAGCTGGATTCACTGTACCTGCAACAATGAATAGTAGCACCACCCCTGCCATAATGACTTCTGTTACATATGGGTATGGTAATGGATTATATGTTGCTGTTGGATATTTAGGTACCAGTAATTATCCAGTATATGCTACCTCTAGTGATGGTAGTACATGGACTACTCCGGCTACAATGAATAGTAGTACTACTGCTGCGCTAATGACTTCTGTTACATACAATGGTAGTTTATATGTAGCAGTTGGGTATAATGGATCTAATTTTCCAGTATACGCCACATCAAGTAATGGCAGTACCTGGACTACACCAGCCGCAATGAATGGTACTACTACACAATTTTATATGAAATCTGTTACTTACGGAAATGGATTATTTGTGGCAGTAGGATATTCCTCACCAAATAATGCTGTGTATGCTACTTCAACCGATGGCAGTACATGGATTACTCCGGCATCTATGGGTACTGCCACTGGTGGATTAATGCAGTCTGTAATTTATGCCAATAATAAATTTGTATCAGTTGGTTACGCTAGCTCTAATCTTCCCGTATATGCCACATCAACAGATGGTAGTACATGGACTACTCCTGCAGCAATGAACGGAACAGCAGCAGGAGCACCAATAAATTCAGTTACATATGCCAAAAATTTATTTGTAGCAGTTGGTTATAAAATTAATAGTACTCCTTGTTATGCTACATCAACTGATGGTAGTACATGGACTACTCCTGCTGCGATGAATGGGACTACAAATTTAGTAATTATGAATTCTATTACATATGGAAATGGATTATTTGTAGCGATTGGTGATACTACTGTTACTAGCCCAACTGTGCCTATGTATTCTGTGTCAAGCAATGGCAGTACATGGATTACTCCTTTAGCGATGGGCGGAACAGCCACACAATCAACTGTAAATAGCATTGCTTACAATAATAATAAATTTGTGGCTGTTGGAATGTTAGGGACTGCTGGCAATCCTACTTACGCTACTTCAAATTAAATACTAATAAATATAATATGACAACGATAATCAACGCAAACAGCTCAGGCTTAGTAGAAACTGTAGATACTAGCGGTAATTTACAGTTCCAAACTAACGGAACAGCAGCATTACATATTAATAATAGTCAAAATATTACAGCAAACAGTACTGGTGCTATTACCCTAAACGTTGGAAATACAGCGCAACGACCCGCAAGTCCTGCTAATGGTATGATTAGGTATAGTAACACATCAAACTTACTGGAAGCATATGTCAACGGGGCATGGGCAAATATTAATACCGGTGCAACAGCTTACAACATAACTGTGGGAGTAGTTGCTGGCGGTGGTGGAGGAGGTGGATATTTAGGAGGTGGTGGTGGAGCAGGTGGTGTTGTAAGTTTTGCTGCGTATACGCTTCAACCGGGAACAGCCTATACTGCCAATATAGGAGCAGGTGGAGCAGGTGCTACAAATAGTCAAAATACTGCTGCTTCTAATGGATCAAACAGTACATTTGGCACAGGATCACTATCACGAATTACAGCGATTGGCGGTGGCGGCGGAGGTACATTAAATCAAAGACCAGCATGGAAAGCATCTTTGGGTGGCTCAGGTGGCGGAGATGGAGGCCAAAACAACGAAGGTCTTTACGGTTCATATGGACCTGGAATACCAGGACAAGGATTTGATGGCGGATATGTTACAACCGGCACGGCATTTTGCGGAGGTGGTGGGGCAGGGGGTGTAGGTGCCAACGGAGCAAGCACAGCATCGGGAGGAGTTGGTATAATTAATGGTATAGCAGGATCAACAGCGGGGCAACTAATTTCTGGCAACTACTGGCTAGCAGGTGGTGGAGCAGCAGGGTCGGCAACAACCAGCACAGGTGGAAACGGCGGGGGTGGAAATACCGGAGTAAATGGCACAGTCAATACTGGTGGCGGCGGTGGCGGATCGTATAATTCAACTGGCGGTAATGGTGGGTCTGGTATTGTAATTATATCTATACCCATAGCAAACTATCCTGGTAATGCTAACGTGGTAGGAACTTATACATACGCCAACACAGGTACAGCTATTGTACTTGGATTCACTGCTAATACTGTTTACACGGCATAATTAACATGGAAGCTAGATACAGAAAGAATTACCCAGGCGAGTTTGTAATTACAGAAACTAAATTTTCTGGTGGTAAAAAACACGAAAAACGTGAATGGATTAAAAATCCCATTATAAATCAACATTTATCAGGTCGTGCTGTTGCTATAGGCAGTAGTGATGATATTGCTAGATTTGACTACCGCATACTGGCAACACATCGTGGTGGATTGCTTGGTAGTTTAAAAGTTCAAACATATGGCACAAGTGAAATAGCCAGACAAATGAGGTTAGATTTTACGGTTGATACTGATTATAATAATCTAATGCCACTAGTAGAAAGTAAATATGTGGTTGATAATATTGTATACACAACTGCCAAAAATTGCACAAAACAGCCTGGTGAATTTTATTTAATACCTCAACATCCACACTTATGTACTGAAGTATTGCCAATTTATCTTGCTGCGTTTGATGGACATAATGAAGTTTATTTAATTGGATACTGTAAAGAAATGTCGGCAGGGCATGATAATTGGATCAAACAAATTACTGATATCATAGCAGCATATGATGGCACTATGTTCATTATTGTGGGTAATGAACTTAATATGCCAGACGAGTGGTTGTCTTGTTCTAATACAAAAACATTAACAAATAGAGATTTTGTAACTTATTGTGATGTTTGAAGCTGTGTTTGTATAATAGATATCTTATTTCGAACGGCTTCAAAATTTATTGTAGACCATAATCCGGGGTGAAGTGGTTTAGGCCAAGTTCCCGAATCAATCCAAGAATATCCTAGATGCTCATCATTAAGAATAGGTTTAAATTCATCTGCTACAATACAAAAAAATGTATTGTATACAAATCCGTTGTCAGCACTTGTGAATTTTTCTAGGGGCATTAGCTTAATGTAATCAGGCATTGATCCTAATTCTTCTTCACATTCTCGAACCATCGCGGCCATGATGCTTTCACCTGATTCTATTTTTCCACCTGCTAACCCCCACGAATCAGGATGTTTAGTATCATTTCTCAATAGATATAGATAACGATTAGTAGATTGACTATAAAACCAAATGCCAACCGCTGAAATTATATTATTCATTAGATGATTAGGCTCCATTGGCCTCCGGAATATTGCCCTTGGTATGATTTAACCCAGTTATAACCTGTCCATTTATATTGTATCTCGGTTACTATGTTTGTAACGTATTGTGTATTTACGGGGCTTGACTGAGAATCAAAAGTAATTACCCATCTTGTGCCATCATACTGTATAATATCATTAGGATACGCAACTAAAATTTCACCTGACGTGCCCGCCCATGCTTGTGCGTAGCCGTTGCTACTGCCAGTTGATTCAGTCAACAGATATCTTTGTCCTATAGCAGCAGAAGGTAATCCTTCGCCAGGTCCACTAACCCGAGGGTTGATAACTGAGCTTACAGGAGGCAGTGTGTTAGCGGGAATAGATTCAGGAATTACTGAAAATAGTAAAAATTGATCATTTGTGAGATCAAAACTTACATTGCCATACACTTGACTACCATCTTCCTGAGTTAAGGCGACTACACTAATGCCAGGTCGTAACATTCCATACATATTAACGACAGGAGTCCATAATACATTACTTGGTTCAACTGGATTAGGAGGAAGTAATTGTTGGTTATTCTCGTCAACTATAGCTGATCGTTCTAAAATTTGTAATTTATTACCTATTAATACTACTTGATAGCCATACGGCGTAATGTACTGCCTAGTTCCAAGTAACAAGTCATTATCGGCAATAGCGTTGACTAAATCACCTGATCCATCAAATACAGAGGCAATAATAGTTTCAACAATTCCTAGTTTCTTAACTTTAGCTGGCAATGATAACCATATAGGCAGAGAAAATTTAATGGTAGAAATGTCAATAGGGTCTTCTGTGCCTTGAGGAATGCTACGGCTCGACCAGCCCGTTGAAACCAATTCAACAATACTTAAACTAGACCAATCTAGGAAGTTATCAGTGCTTTGTATCTCAAGACTAGGATTAAATAAAGGCAATATTTGTTCCATCAACTGCATTTTTTGGTTAGTATTACTGGTCCAAATATCTAAATTGATTGATAATTTGTACGGAGCAGGCATGTATCGTTCAACAGTAAAAGCATTGCCTTGTGTAGTTTCATAGGTGCCCGTTGCTTCATCATACTCACGTTGCCTAATTGATTTGTTGTCAACATAAGTTGGGTTCTGCATACGGGCACGATCAAAATCTAGGCCCGTAATATGAAATGTCATTAACGGAGTAGATGGCATGTTACTTGCGCTATTTTCCTGGAGAATAGTTTGAACTTGTCTTGTGCTGTCTCCATATCTAACGGGCACACGATATAATGTATCACCTGTATTAGGAGCGCCAGCCTCATTTCTTCCAAATTCTACTTGAAATCCAGAAAACATTCTAGCGAATTGCGTTAGGTAACGACGAACTTGCCCGTCGAAAAAGTATTGTTGCATTATCGCCCTTTAGGTCTTGGTTTAGGTGTTAAATTGCCGCCTTGATTACCGTTATCAGCTTCTGGTTTAAGCAATTCTGATAATGATTGACGAGAAGGAATATTACCCTGGTCGGTTGTATTTACCGTATATGTATTATTAACGAACGAACTACGCTGAGTTCCATTTGCCGGGCCCCAATCTAATGGTGTGCGAACATCTTCGCTGATGGCTAGCCAGTTTGCGCCACTAAATCTAAATAGGCGATTTGGATAATAATCTAAGCGCAGGCAGTAATCTCCTTTGCTAGGAGTTAATGGAAAACTAACTCCGGGTGTAACCGGCAATCCATTTGGAGCCAACTTATCACCTGTCAAATAACCCATTGTCCAGCCAAAATCAGTAGGGGTATTACCTTCACCAGACTGTGCGCCGTCTACTGTGGGATTAGTTTGGTCAGCAAACAACCCCTGCCCGCTAGGCTGGTCATTTGGTGTGGTTGGCAATATATAAAATGACACGTTATCATATCCTGATTGTGGAACTTCAATGTTTGCTTGTACAACTAACGCATCATTGATAGCTAATTCTTTGTTTCTTGTTGAATTAACATCACCCATTGTAGTTGGTTTTTCAATTAGTGCCCAGTAATTTGGATCGTTGATATCAGTGCCAGGCGGTACATTTTTTGTTGATTCATAATATTTTCCACCGTTATCAACTACCATTCCTTGTGGATAAAAGTTTCCATTATCCCAAATATTGTCTGGCATTAGCGGCAGATTGATGATTTGTTGGTATTCCTGGGCATTGACCATAGGCGTGGCTTGTACACGCCATATATGAGGCAACCAGGTTTGGCTATATCCTTCTGCAGCAAAAGCTGCGTCCTGTATAACATAATACTTAGGTAATGCTCTTGTAATATTTTGATTTAATGGGTTATAATCCTTCATATTGGGCAATTCTAGCACATCGCCAGTCATTAATTTACGCCCAAATGTATCAATCATGTCATTGTAGTGAAATGTAATGTACAGTGTATCGTTGTTTAAAAATAACCCAAATTGAGACAAGTTAAAGTTGATATCTTGCATCATGTATACGCCACGCATGACATAAATGTTAGGGTCATACGCCCGATCACGGTTTTCTAACAGTAGCAAATCTTCGATAAACAGTGGATTTGTCGAGGTATATACTGGCAAAGTTGCATCTTTATTTCCGGGATTGTCAGTGGTGTCTACAATTGGTCCCATGTACTTGTGTACATACATATCAAGACCTCCAACTGTATATCGTTCAGATATGATACGATCTAAATACTGGTAATCATTGGTTCGATTAGGACGATAGAGGCTGAGTCTTGGCATAGTCTAGTATTTAGTTAGGATTCAATTGACAATTAATTAGAAAATACATATAATTACTGCATGGATGAAATTTTAGAACGACTATCAATTGCCGAAAAACAGCTTCACGGAGTTAGAAATAAAGTGGCACTCCGTGATCTTCAAAAAATGATAAGAAACATTGACACTGTTGTTAAAGAAATCAGTAGGGAATCAGTGGAATGTAGGAGACTTAAAAAGAATACAGTAAGATACAATGACTTAAAGACATCAGCAGTAACTCTACTAGATAACTTGGATCATCACATAATCTTTGCGATGTTATTAAGTTGACATTTTTTAACAAATAGGCTATAATATAATTATGAAAAAACTATCAACCACAATCAAACGACTAGTCCCGCGCGGAGAGGATGCCAAATTTATTGGCTCAGAGCCTGAGTGGCTTACTCAACCCACTGATGATACTCGTGTTGGAACTCTAGCCAAAGCACTCAATTGGTACAATTACTCCTATGGTCGCAAAGATGCCAAGGATCTAATTATTCAATATTTTGAGGTTAATAAAAGAGCTAAAGAAGTAAAACTGATGCGCGGCATTCCAGATAGTCGTGTAAAAACAACAACAGGTTGGATCTGTAGAATGTCAGTTATGGGTCTACAATTGAAAGATTATGAACAATCTATTCTAGATGAGCATCTTGGTGAATTATTAGCCGGCAAACAAGAAGAACAAAAAGTTGCTGCTACCTCAGAAGAAACTGCTCAACAAAAGCTAACTATTCAAGATCATCTTCGAGAAAAAGCAAGTGAATGTGCAGCAGAACTTGATGGCATGTATGATGATTTTATTGATGCAGATGCTAAAATGTCGGCAAATTTCAAGCCTATCGCACTAATTCGTGGCATGAATATTGCTATTCAAATGATTCCTCATATTACTGCAGTTTGGAAATTGCGGCTTGCGGAACTAGAAGAAGTCGTAGAAGGTAAAGATCCACAATTGGTTGAAGGATATAGCCATCTTACTAAAACTCAGTTAAAAAGCTGTGTAAAATTCTGTGAAACTGTACTCGCGGACTGCCAATCATATATTTCACTCAAGAAAGTAGAACGTAAGCCTCGTGCCAAAAAGGCAGTGAGTCCAGAAAAAGTGGCATTGAAGTTCAAATATCTCAAGGAATTTGCTGAACTTGGACTTAAATCCCTACCTGCCACAAGTCTGGTGGGTGCGTCAGAAGCATTCATTTATGACACGTTAAAGCGTAAGTTGATCTATGTTATCGCAGACGCACACGCGGGAACATTTACAATCAAAGGATCATCTCTGCTTGCATTTGATGCGCTGGCAACGGTACAAAAGACCCTAAGAAAACCCGATATTATTCTTAAAGAATTACTAAAGGTCGGCAAACCAGCGATGCGTAAAATATTCAAAGACATAAAAGCTACTGAAATCAAATACATGGGTCGCAGCAATGATCATTTAGTAATTCTAAAGGCGTGGTAATCTGCTAAATATATGTACATGGAGTCCATATGGCAGAGCAATCACAATCTACACTAGAAACACTTAAACAAGATCTAATTGAATACGTTAGGCTTCAATTAGGTGATGATATTATTGATATAGAGCTGGACGCTAGCCATTACGAGTCTGCATATCGCAACACTATCGGTACCTATCGTCAACGTGCACAAAATGCCTATGAAGAAAGCTATACCTTCATGGAACTAGTTGCTAATGTAAACATTTATGATTTACCGGATGAAGTTATACAGGTACGCCAAATATTCCGTAGAACATTTGGTGACTCAACCGGACCAAATGCCAGCAATTTTGATCCATTTAGCCAAGCATCAATGAATGTTTATCTAATGAACTTCAATGTATCGGGTGGACTCGCAACATACGATTTCTATTCACAATATGTTGAACTAGCAGGTCGTATGTTCGGTGCCTATATGAACTATACATGGAATCCGGTTACTAAAAAACTTCAGTTAATCCGTGATCCTAAAGGTTCCGGAGAGAATGTCTTGTTATGGACATACAACTTAAAGCCAGAAGTCAACTTGCTAAGTGATTACCAAATTCGTCAATGGATTCGTAATTACATGTACGCCAATTGTAAAATGATTATTGGTGATGCCCGTGAAAAATTTGGTACTATAGCTGGTCCGCAGGGTGGAACCACATTAAATGGTGCGGCAATGAAGGCTGATGCTAAGGAATTGATGGCACAATGTCTTAAGGATTTAGTTGATTATGTAGACGGATCACAACCATTAACCTGGGTTATTGGCTAATTAAATAACCAAAAAGTTTGTTTTTTAGTATCCATTCTATTATAATAATAGAATGGATATAATGATGGATTTAGAAACGCTAGCTGCTTCCCCTGATGCTACCATTTTAACAATAGCGGCCCAATGTTTTGACCCGCTTGGTAAGGGATATAGTGAGAAATATCACTACTATGCTCGTATCACTCTAGACAGTCAAGAAGGCCGAGCAATTAGTGACAGCACTGTTGAATGGTGGGGCACACAACCAGAAGCTGCTGCAGAAGCACTTGCCGAAGATAATCGTATTCCTCTTGATCAAGCTCTTGACGAGCTACATAAATTGTGTTGGAAATGTGATTTAATCTGGACAAATGGAATAACATTTGACATTTGTATCCTAGAAAACGCTTACACAAAGTTAGGAAAACCTCTTCCATGGCAATTTTTCAAAGTTAGGGATGCTAGAACTGTGTATAGTCTGTGGCCTGATTGTCCAAAACCAGTGACTAGTCATCATGCG